AACATTGATAATCCTATCGGCACCTACTTCCACGCCAGCCCTTGTTATTACTGCATCAAAAGAATAAAATACGTCTAAATCACTTCCATAAACCAGTTCATTGGTCAGGAATAATTCAGCCTTAAATCCGCTTCCAATTTCCACGCGCTGGATTAACTGAAGCAACAATAAGGAAGTTTCTTGCGAAGCCGTTACGTCTAAATTAAACAGGGCGTCAATACTACCACTTCCACTGATAAGGCCAGCACTATATTGCTGCTTAAATTTATCGTTTAACGATGTGGTTTCAATGGCTTCTCGTTCTGTTTGAAATTCAAAATTAGTAACGCTTCCTAAGGTTTCAAAATTGGTGTCTTCAATTTCAACCGTGATGGGCAATGGATCGCCAACAAAAGTTTCCAAAGGCAACTCGCCAGCTCTATTGTTATTCACTGCATCTTCAAAGGTGCGGAAAAACCTAAGGCCGCCATATAAATTTACATTGACATAGGCAGCCAAAGATTCTTGTACTTGCAGCACATTGGGCCATGTTGAGGCGGGAAAGCACAATAGCTTGCGCGGATCAGCCGTCGAAATGACAATGCGATCACCAGTGAGCAAGTTCTCTAGGCTTCCGCGAAAACCAAGCCTATTTAAAACAGTATTAACATCGCTAGGACTAATTTCACTCGTAAACGATACCACCTGCGAATTTCTTCGCAAGCGAATATAACCAGTATGGCCAGCAAAAAATGTCACAAAATCAGCTCAGCACTTCCACGAAATCACCATCCATCGTAAACTGAATGGGAACAGTGGAAAGTTCGCCAGTAGATACTGCCACGCCAGCAGACGTGATATAGCCCCAAAACTTAATATCGTCCGAAGCGCCGCCACCAGTATTAAGCTCAAAGAACAAACGATCTGCTTCAGTGATATTGCCAGTCTTCATAATGCTATTGGTCAGCAAATCAACAAACGAATATTTGGTTGTTGGCTCACTGCCCTCTAGACGGTAGTAAATGAGCGTGGCGCTACCAGTGGCCCCTTTAATGCCAGGCGTAAATGTATTGACACCACTATCGATGGAATTGGTAGAGATGAGTTCAACAGTCGTATCCAGCGACCAATCCCGAATTTTGGCAACTTCCCGAACATTTGACGGGGCTGTTAATGCACTAGACGGAGAAGTGCTATCAGTGGTGCCAAATGAAAGGCTGCCAGAACGCCCCGTATAAAATGCCATGGTCTTTGATCAGTAATAATTACATTCTATACATAGTCTATTCTGGTCGTCCATCAATTAAGAATAGTCCAGAAATGTTTTCCGTAATGCCACGGGAAATCAATGACAAGCCATTGGCGTCAGTAGCGTGATGCACGCCGCGTACAGTCACCTCTCCTTCTTCGTCCATCTGCACTTCCGTCACGCGGAAAATACGCTTATTATTAACCACTGTGCCAACTACAAAGAGCTTACCCACGTAGTTTTGGAAGGCACTAGTATTGCCTGCGATGCTTGCTCGATTGTTTCCAATGGTCACGCCAGTAAAAGATTGCGTGGAAGACGCCCCATCATCAGGTGAATAAATAAGCATTGAATAGGAGGATCCGTTGGGGATGGAGGCGGTAATGGGCATGTTCAAGAAACCACCGTCTTCAATGATGCCCGTATAAATGCCATCCCATTGGTTATGCGCCAGTTCTACATAAACATAAGCCCCAGGAAACACTGGGCTATCAGTGGGAAATGTTTTAAATTCACAAGCTCGCTGCGAATAGCGCTTACTGTTGCATAAAAATTTACCAAGCTTAATGGCCTGATCTCTGCGGGTGACAAAAGCAGAAGCATCAATTGTTTTGCGAGCAGCGCTTTCTTCCACGGTGTCCGCAAGCTGTACATCCACGCTTGTATTTACATTAAACGCTCCAGTGTTGTCAGTTTTGCGATAGATGACTGTCACAATCATGTCTTGCGTGTTTTCGCCGTAATCAATAAACTCTTCCTTGTAAGACTCTTCGATAATATTTCCTTGGTTAAACAATGCAGTGATGGGAATAGTGCGAGTGATGGTGCCAGTTGTGGGCACATATGGTACAGCCGGAATTAAAACATCCTGCCCCCCAACCTTGGCAAGCTCCAGCAAGCTAAATGCTGCAAATTGCGCCCAAAACTGTCTCCATGAAGATGGTTCAGCAATAATGCCGTCCATGAACAATAAATTGGTTTCGCAGAATTTTTTACTCTTGGCTAATTGCTCAAGATCAATGGAATGGATGGAGGCATGGCGACCAATGCCATCTTGCACGTCTAAAACAGTATCAACAAAAATATCAGGAGCAGTATTGGCATAGCCATTAGCAGTGTCGGACAAATATTGGAAACCTGGCTGCCCCCAGCCAATGCCGCCAACGGTGCCTGAAGTGCGGAGGAGGCGCGACAAGCGTCCTTGCTCGGCAAAGACGCTAAATGAGCGCAAATCTTGCACGCTCTTGCCTGAATACATATTGAGGCCAATCAAGGCAATATTGTCATAAAGCCCCGAATAATTGCTATAAGGATCAATAATTTGTTCAGTAACTGCCGCCAATGACATTTCAGGACCATTGTCAAAAGAAAATTGTATTTGAGAGTCAGAAGTATTGCTAAACACGTCCCATTCGTTCATGCCGGCTGGTTGCTGATTTAAAGCAGGCAAAAAAGTAGAAGTTTTCACAGAGCCAACAAAATCAAAATAAGCGCCAGGAAAAAATGTACTCCCGATGCCGACACTTTGCTGATCCCCTGTATTTTCTAAATAGCAATAAATTGTCTCGCCATTTGCAGTACTCAGTTCCGGTTTAGACGCAATTTCAGAAGCAATATCGTAAATTGGTTCAAATTTAAATTGCCATTGTTCTGCATTAGATGCACCAGACGTACCACTACGAAAGCGGAAATAAATATAATTTTCAATATCTGCGCTACGTCGAACCACGAAAATATAGGGAGCAGTCGTATAGGATAAGTCTTGCGCTCGTTTTACCTTTACCAAAAATAAAAGTGAGCGATATTTCAACCCGTTGTCTGCACTTTTGTAGCCGCTTCCTACTCTGCTAGAACCGTATTCCTCTTGCCGCCCATTTACCCGCTTAAAAATACGAGCTTTCAACGAAAAATCGACAATATTACATGGTGAAATGGTTTCATAAGAAGCTTCCTCAATGCGAATCAATGCTTTTGTATAAAACAATTCGGATGATCTATTGGCAAGAGCATCGTCCCCCGCTATTGGGTTGAGGCTTATATAAGAACGACATGCATTGAGTTCATTATCGGTAAGATTTCTTGTTAAAACATAAGCATAAATTGGTACACTCACTTCTCTTTCATAATATTCTTGATAGCTCCAATCTCCATTTTCATTTTGATACCAATTGTCTCCACCTCTTTCCGTATAGTTATCCCAGCCAACAATTTGCAATTGAAAAATGCGACCGTCATTCACCATGGTCTCAGCGCTATTGATTTCTGGGCGCTCGTCTTCGTTTAAAACTTGATTAACTATTGTCCTAGCAGCTTCCCATTGCCGCCTCCTCTGCCCTAGAGGCGTATCTGCAATGCTGTCGGCAAAATTAACATTAGACGCAAGATCAGTGCCGTATGCAACCGAGTGAGCGCGGCCAGTTTCTATTGCTCTCAATGTAACCAGCATGCTTCCGTCAACAATGTCGCCACGAGAAACAGAAATAGCCTTTAATTTAGTAGAGCCAAATTTAAAAACTCCTGAATTATCAAAAACAGAAACCAATGTCCGCCGAGAATCTTTTGCCTCTTCAACTGCTAGACCTTCGTCTCCACCAGCGGCTCGCAAAAGACCAATTAACACTTCAGTGCCAAGGGAAATTGTTTGCCGTTCTACATATCCCGACTGCCCAGCGACGGACATCTCTACGCCATTAATTGCATATTCAAAATAACCGGCTGCATTTCTGATGCCAATTAAAACATTAATAGGCACTGCTCCATAAATCCCAAATACATTAGCAGTAGAAGGCGAATAGCAATGGCTAAATCCTTCGGAAGTGCTGTTAATTGTTGAGCGAATTAAATATGGATTGGAACTGGACGAGCCAAGCGTTGTGGGATCTGAAACAGTTAAACCATTTAAAGCTGGCCTAACGTGACTGTTTTGCAAAAAACCAGTGTAATTTGGCGCAAAATATAACCAATAATTTTGTGCAACCAAATCACGCAAGGCAGTTTGGCCGAAAGCGCTTTTTTCTTCGTCAATGCGACCAATGCCGCCAGCGCATAGGACAAACATAAGTCGAACAAGTTGACTATTGCCGTAGCTTAAAATTGCCGACCAAATTAATGAAGTGGCTACGCGAACGCCTCCCGATGGATTGGTGTCAGTGTTGGTATAGACGAGGTTGATAGGATCGCCATAGGCAGCAAGCTGCTGCTGAGTGTTGAAGCCAAAACGCGGAGCAAATATTTCATCACGAGAAGAGGGAACGCCGCCGCCCCCCTGAGCGCTAACACGGGGCGCCTGGGCTTGCTGCGGAGGTGGCGCAATCAACGCTGCCACCACTTGGAAAATAATGCCAACAACAGTTAGCACAATTGCCACGATGCCAAAATCATTCCTAATATCAAGACCGCCGCCAGCTTTTGTATCGCTATAAACATACTGCTGTGCGACAAAATCTAAATATTGTTCTTTTGTAATACCAAGAGCCTCAATTAATTGATGCTCATAAGGGAGGAGTTTATCGCGCTGCTGCTGGCTCATTAATCTGCCCAAAAATAATATTTTGGCCGCACCAATGAAACAGGCGCTGCTACTACCATCTTACCTGGGGACAAAAACAAACAATTGCCATCGTCGGCTACTACAGCCAAAGCAACAAGAGAAGAGCCACCGGGAAAGTAAAAAAACGCTCCCGGACGGCTGTCAAAAATTTTTTCGCCGTATGTCAAAAACCAGCGCAGTATTTTATGAACAGTAAGTTTTTCTTCGTCGTAACAATCGTAAACAAATGGCCATGCTCCTTCAAGATTTTGAAGCCCCAACCTTCTTCTCACCTCTATGCATAAATGCCAGCAATCAGTAAAGCCTTCGCCATCACTAAAGCGAGAGCCAAATTTATACTTAAGACCAATTAAATCGCTGTAATTAATCATTGCAGAGAAACATTAGCACTTAATGGCAATAAGCCTACAAGATTCCTGTTTAATTGTCTTGCTGGAAACTGAGTGCCCACGCTATCCATAGCGCTTCTAAAACGAAGTTCAATGGTGGTATCGGAAAATGCAGCTCCAATGCCCACATATCTTTCTTGGTATGTCTTAACGGGAGAAAAATTGGCATTAAGCCATTGCGTAGTTAAAACAAGGCGACTAAGCCTATTCCCATTGCCTTGTTCAACCAGCCTTACTGCCACTTCCACGTTGGGAAACAACACTTGCAACAGACTGTTGTCACCGCCAAGGTTGCTTACAGTACCCTCTGCTCTAAAAGGAGCAAACGCATATTGCTGCCCATTAAAAATCTTTGTTTCATTGACAAAGAAATTTTGATAACGATGGTAAAGGGTGTTTGGCGAATCTCCCAGCGTAATCGTATCGGTTTGGTTTAGCCCAGCAAGACTTTGCGCCGTAAGAGCGCTTTCAGTCATTGCCAATAAATCAAAATATTGAACAATTCTTAATGTGCTCATTATGCAAATTCGGAAACAAGTTTGAGACTAACAGTGCTTAAATTTCTATATTTGCTTTCCACTTCAGGGGCGCTTTCATAAAACCAAAGCATAGTCGTAGGACTTCCGCTTCCAATGCCAGCTTGTTGCAAAATAATATAAGGATTGCCAGCTTTTAACTGGGCAAACGTATTAGAAGAACTATCAAGGCCAGCAAGTGTTTCGTTGGAAAGAAAAAAGCCTTCAGTGTTGCCGCGTTGCCCATGGTAATGAGCATAAATAAGAGACAAAACAGTTTCGTCAACGTTCTCAAAAACTAGTTCTAATGTGGCGCCAAATGGCCGATTGCCAAAGCTACGCCGAACCGTCTTGCCAGACAGTGAACGATAAATCTTTGTGGGGTATTCACCCAGCGTAAAACTGCGGCTCGTAGGCTTGATTGAAGGGAAATTAGCCATGATAATTAAATGCCAATCCTCCGACGAGTGCTAGGACTTTGCTGAAGCTTATCAATGGCCAAATTGGCTCCTTGCCGTGCTCCGTCACGAACGGCAAGCTTACGTGTTTCCATCATAGCCTGCTCTAATTGATCCCTACTGACGTATTCCACGTTGTTAATGGTGGTGGTCTCAAAGTTCATGGACAACACTGGAGAAGCCATGGCGCCTCCGTTGGAGCTGCCTCCCATCTTGTCGCGGATGCTATCGCCTTGCATTTGCACAGGGATGGAGCGGCCATCAGGCAGCGGCACAATAGCTTCGTTGTACTTCCCTTCGCCCACCAGACCAAGAGTGGGGCCTTGAACCATCCCTCCGTTTGCAAATGCCCTAACCGGGAACGGTTTCCAACCGCCAGAAGCAATGCCGCCATTGGCTCCAAATAACTTGCCAAATCCTAAAATCCCGCCGCCAACTCCCATCAAGATGCTTCCAATGCCCCCCAATACACTAGAGGTGTCTCCTTTCTCAATTTGCTTAATACCAGCAACAATGCCCATGGCAGCACCAGCAAGCATGCCCACGCCTTGCACAACGCCTCCCAATGACTGAAGAAGAGTGGATCCATTCTTACTCGCATCTCCTGCGGCTTGAGCTGTTTTGACTGCAGCATCAACCGATGTGGCAGAGAAACCATTGACAGCCTCGCTGAATCCTGTTAATGATGGCGTGGCATTTTGTAATCCTGTCGAAATACTGCCAATTTGTTCAGAGAAGCCAGAAAGACCAGCGCCAAAACCAACCCCCGTATCCATGCCTTGCATAGTTGCTTGCAAGCCAGGCGAAAGGATGTTGGTATCATAAATATTCATTCCATTTGCACTTATTGCGCTTGAAGCAGGGCCGCCGCCACTAGTATTGTTTGCAATTTGTTGTAATTTTTCGTTTGCTTTTTGCAGTTCTGTAACAACTGGCTCGTTTGCTCGTGTTGCAGTTTCCTCTTGTTCCGTGCTCGGAAAAAGCCCCCCAATAATTGAACCGCCAACAGTATCTTTAAAGAAATCTTCGATGGGTTTCATTGTGAAATCTAAGAAAATTGTCAACACGCGATCTTGTAATCCTTCTTGGAATTGTTGCAATGCGTCAGCAGCGTCTTCGCCGCTAATGACAGCCTTTAAAAAGCCCTTGTAGTCCGATGAAGTGTCGGTGACGAAATTGTCAATGATTTCGCGAGTGGCTTTGATATTGTCGCGAACTTTTTCTAATTGATAAATTTCATTTTCTTTTTCTTTGCTAATCCCTCTGTTTTCTTGTCGAATTTTTAGGCGCTTACGCTCTTCTTCCGTGATGGCACGCAAGATGGCAATTTCATTTTGCAGATTTTGAATGTTGCTCTTAATTTGCTCATCCAGCCTGTTTCTTTCGTCTTTGGCTTTATTGGCTCTTTTTTGTGCATCCGTTAAATTATCTACTTTTTGCGCTTCCTTTAAGACCAAATCGATCAATGGTTGCATTTGAGCAATTTGATCTTTGTCCAGTCCAAGGAGAGCCTGTTTAATTTGAACCTGTCGTTTTTCGACATTGCTTAGTTCATCTCTGCCAGCCGCTAAGGATTGAAGACTAGCTTCCAGTTCAATCTGAGCCTTGCGATCTTCGCCAAGCATTTCCCGCAAGGGTCTCGTAATGACACCCTCATATCTCGACTGTATTTGAGATTTTTCAAGATCATAAAGACGCTTAGTTTCTTTTAAATATTGCGATAAATTAGCAATATTTTTTGTTTTTTCCGCGCCTGTTTTTTCTGTATATTCGGCCTCCGCGATTAAGTTTTCATATCTAAAAGATTCTGCTGCTTTTTGAATTTCGCGCTCTCTGTCTGACAAAGAAGCGTCTTGGTCAATATATAAGAGCTTGTTTTGCAGCTCTTCTTGATAGATTTTTGCTAATTGGCTAACATAATTTTTCCTCTTGCCAGCAGCGCCTCCTCCTTCCTTGCCGGTATCGTCTAGGTTTGTTTTGCCGCCAAGCCCTTTGCCAAACTGACTTGGAGTGAATTGAGGAAATAGCACTTTCTCCATGTCAGCGACACGCTGGCTTCGTGTCCTTCTCCGACCCGGAGCTCCCTTTTCATACTGAAGTTCAACATTTAAAGCTTCTCTATATGCCTGCGCACCATAAAGAGCTCGATCCATTGGATTTGGATAGAGCGCTTCAACTTGCTTTTGAGCTCTTTGCTCAGGGCCGCCGGCGGCCCTGCGAGTCTCTTCAGCCAAGGTTGCTAAAGAATTTAATCCCTTAGCAAAATTGCTAAACATGAAGCTGAACAGATTTTTAAATACAGGGAAAAGCGCCTGCACTAAATTGTCAAAAATACTGTATAAATCCTGAGCAAAAACAATAAATTCTGAAATTGTCGTCTTAATTGCGTTTTTATTTTCAACAACAAAACTCAGCAGATCAGCGGCATAAGACTGAAAGGCGGCTCCAATAATTTGGAACATACCAAGATATTCATAAGCCGCACTTTGCAATATAACTTGCAAACGAGCACCTGCATTTTCTGGAGCTTTTGCTAAGATTTCAGCGGTACTTCCATATCTCTTGAATAATTCATTGGTAAATTTAATAAAGTCGTTTAAAGTGACTTTTCCTTTTTGTAAATCTTCGTCAAGTTGCTGAGTTGAACGCCCAGTGGCTTGAGCGAAAATAGTAAAAGCCCCCGGTAGGCGCTCACCAATTTGCCCGCGAAGCTCTTCTGCAGTTACCTTGCCCTTGCTAAATACTTGTGCAGTGGCACGTAGTGCACCATTGAGATCCTCGGTGTTGCCACCAGTAGCCAGAATGGCAGCAGCAATCCCCTTGAATATTTGTTGAGTGGTTGCGGTTTCATAACCGGCGCCGGCAACGCTGGCCTGTAATTTAGTGAACTGACCAATAGAGTCTTTAATTGGAATTAAGAAAAGATTTCCGGCCTCTTGAGCTGCAGATAAGGCGGTTTGATAATCTCCAATATTTCTTGTTACACCAGCAAGTGCAATTTTTGATTTGTTAATTTCAGCAACGAATGTGGCAACTCCAGCAGCTTGCTGAGCCAAGTTGTCAACCAACTGGCCAGCAGCAGCCCCCGTAAAGGCGCCCGGCACACCTCCCAAGAGACCGCCAGCGATTCCACCAAGAGCACTGCCTGCGCCGCCCCCAAGACCGCCTCCATACAAGAACGCCCCGCCAGCAGCACCGAAACGCTGGCCTCTCGTAAGCGGGCGACGAGTTTGCTTTTCAAGAGCTTGTTCGCTCTTGGAAATTTCTTTATTAAGTTCTTTCCATTCTGTTGTATTAGGGCTTATTTCTCGCGCTCTATTTCGTAAAATAACAAGTTTTGTTTCTAGGGCATTTAAACTTCCCGGAGAAAGTGCGCCAAGTTGAGCTTGTAATTGAATGCTTTCAGCAGCCCTGTCTGTCGCTTTAATTTGTCCCTGAATTTGTCCAATTTGCCTTTGAAATTCCACCCATGTGCTTGTGTTGGGTGAAATTTGCGAGGCTTCAATGCGGGCAGCTTGCAGCACACGTTGCAAGCGCTCTGCACTGCCAATATCAAACGCTTCGGCTTGTTTTTTTAATTGAATTGAAGCAGCTTGCATGCCGCCTCGCTCGCGAACACCCTGCAGTGTTCCAATTTGAGCGGCTCGCATTTGGAAGGCAGGGCTTCCAATCTGAGTTTTCGCTAACTTACGCTGCAGTAATGCTATTTGTTTATCTAACTGCCGGAAAGTAGTGTCAATGGCAGTCCTGAGCGGGGCGGCGTCAAGACTAATTTGAACGCTTCTTCCTGCACGGGCAACTTCAGCAACCTTGCCGCTAACTCTTTCTATATCACGAATAATCTCATTCGCATTAGTACTGAAATTAATCGTATACTGAGCCATGATTATTTCCTCTCTTCGTTGATAATTGCGGCGACAATTGTGTCAATTTCATCTAGAGCATGATCAGTCCACGGGCGAGCCGGTATGTCTCCGCCGTTTTTGGTCCTTCCTCCATCGTGAATAGCAGTGGCCACATCAAATCCCCTGGATGTATCATCCCATATAAATTCAGTTATATTGGCGCTAATTGTTTCTCTTTTTTTGCTGTTTAATAACGCTCCGGTGTCGATAATATCTCGCGGAGACGAAACTTTTTCGCCATTTTTTCTAGCGGTAGACCGAGGCCAATCCCACTTAACATCTGTCATTTCTTGATCAAAATCCTTGTCCGCCCAATCCATCGCTCGCTCAAACGTGCGATGACATACGCCTCGCAAAGTTTTAAGCCTATCCACTTCTTCGGCTCTTATTTGCGCGCCACTAATCTTTTGAACTTTTCGGGAAAGGCTTGTCAAAGCGTCCAACGCCTTGCCAATCATTGAGTCAGCTTCAAAGGCATTACTTTCAAAGCGAACCTGATAGGCCATTATTAATCAAGCCATAATAGCTACAATCTAACATTTTCAACTAAGTTCAGCGCCAATCATGCCAATAACTGCAGCGGGCATTTTCCTGTGCTTTATTGCCCATTCAAGGGCCTCTTTGGTTGAAGGTTTCAATGCTGATTGGCCATGACTTAGTTCATAAGGCAGGAAGTTATCAATTTTGGCCTTGTTTGATTTTCCGCCAAGTGCAGACATGACTACAACTGCTAGTTTTGCCGTGGCAATGCTCGCTGCATTTGTTCGATTCTGCAACGCTTTATATCCATGCTCTAAAACATCAGCTAAAAGCTTAACTGGTAATTTATTGAAATTTTCCGCTTGAAACAATGGATCGGAAAGATTGAGGGACGCTAACTGACAGTAAACTTCTGTCCAATCAGTGGCGCTGTCTATTGCATAATCGGCCTGTTGGGCAAGCCGATCTATTAGTTTTTTGCCGCGCCCCCGTCTTCCTCGCTCTGCTCTTGTTCCGCTCGTGGCTCTTGTCCTTGGTCTTCCAATGCCATAAAAGCTTCAACTTCATCAATCCATGCTTTTGGCAGTTTTTCAGTGTCTTCCATATCCCAGTCTTCAGTGGGTGCCCATTTTTTGCCGCTCAAGATTTCTCCACGATTGCGGAAGAAAATAGTTGCCAGCTCGCCGAATTGACTTTTGGCGGAAGGCATGCTAGACATCAAAGAGGCAATCTCTTCTGAGTACTCAGAATAAACTTCTTGATTGTCGTCACCGCCCTGCAGCAGCCCAAAAGCATCTTCCTGGTCAATTCCCCTTTCAGTGGAAATTTTCTTGGCTAATGCAATGGCCCTTAAGGTAAACTGGGCCCGCTTCTGCCCTTGCTCTTCCCGCTTCCACGCCTCTTCCGCTAACCAGCTTCCATATTTTCGCAGCCTCAAAGAATTGCCAATATTGACATACTCTGCATCGCTCAGCAGGAAAATGTTGGAATACTTGCTCATAATGGCCTCTATTGCAGGAAAAGTCTAGCATTCGCAATTCTTACGGGCACGCCATTATTCATTGCTTTCAAAGGAAGGCAGGCTTCAATTTCTTTACCTTTGTACGAGAAAGACGCAAAAGGAGGCGACTGGGACAAGAAGCACGCTAGTCCAGCTTTTATGGACACATCATCAATTTCCACATCAAACAACCAAACTTTTCCGCAAGCACTTGTTAAAACCTTCATGCTGGAGGGTAGATATTTAAAAGCTCAACGTCTGGAATCCTAATGCGATACTGCCCATAAACAATGTCACTTTCAGGCTGAAACGAAAACTGTGCATCAGGAAATCTCCTTGCCATCCTTTCCGCTGCTGATCGAATGGCAGATGAAGAAGTTGTATAGTCAACAATCACGATGGTCCATTGCTTGTTATTGCGCACCTTTCCAACCATTGCCCTTGGGCTTGTTGATGGAAACTCTTCAATAGTCACCTCTAATCCTTTCACCTTCCACTCTTTTGGTACACTTTGTCTTCCCACCACGTAAATCGCAGGGACAGTTGAGCCGTTCGGCAGCGTATATGTGCCAATGAGATTGGGAGATGCTGATAACAATTCAGTGATAGTCTCTCTGAGCTGAGAAATATTCACAATAAAAAAGCCTCCCCGTAAGGAGAGGCTAGCAAACTTTCAATG